TCGACGATAGACAGCACGTTGACTATTTCTTCAGCTACTACCACGGCTAAAGTAGTGTCAACGGGTGTTGATGTGACGGACACGATAACCACGGCGGCAAGTCAGTCAATCGTCGGTCAGTCTGTTTTTGTTTGGGTTAAGGCCGGAACGGACGGTGTTGACTATCTGATCACCTGTAAAGCCACAGCCTCGGACGGTTCGATATACGAACTTGAAGGCTTGATGCTGGTTGCTGATGTTCCCTTAACCGCTGAAACGGCAACCACGGGGCCAGGGTGCGTTGTCAGGCCGATTCTTGAACCTGTATCGCTGGCAGAGTTAAAACTTCACCTGAGAATAGACCACAGCGACGAAGATGAGCTTTTAAAGGCTGTTCTCTTGACTGCAAGGGAGCGTGTCGAGGATTTCACAGCAAGGGCTTTATTGACTCAAACGCATGATATTTGCCTCAACGATTGGCCTGACGAAGACTTTATTGAACTGCCATACGGAAACCTTCAGAGCGTTTCATCGGTTAAATACAAAGACTGTGACGGGACGGAAACCACTTTGACGGTGACGACTGATTACCTTGTTGAAACTAATAAGGAGAACCGCGGCCGAATCGTACTGCCTTACGGTGAATCATGGCCGTCAGATACGCTTTACCCGTCAAACCCTATCACGATCAGATTTGTTTGTGGGTGGACAAAAGCCGCAGACGTTCCCTATTCGATCAAGGCGGCAATCAAGTTGCTGGCCGCTGACTATTACAACATGAGGGAGATTCACACAGACCGGCAGATATTTAAGAACAAGGCGGTTTACAATTTACTCTATTCCTACAAGTTGTGGAGTTTTTGATGTTAAACGCGGGAAGCCTAAACAAGAGAATCGAGATCCAAAGCAAGACCTCTACTGCTGACGGTTTGGGCGGTTACACTGATGCTTGGGCAACAACGAAGACAGTCTGGGCCGCCATTTGGCCATTGAGCGCGCAAGATGTCATCGAGGGCATGAAGACCAGCGCGCAGGTAACGCATCGGGTGAGGATTCGTTATCAGTCAGGGATTACGTCGTCAATGAGAATCAAGTTCGGGACGTTGTATTACAGCATTATTGCTCCGCCGATAAATCCGAATATGGCGAATGAGTATCTTGACATTTTATGCAAGGAAACGTCGTGAAGAATTTTTATCAAGGATTAATGACATACTTTAACGCGGCGCCGCACAATGCCTTTTATACGGACATCGGAGGGCGGTTGTATAACACCTATGCCCCTGATGGTGCGACTCTGCCTTATGCCGTGTTTCAGCATATATCAAGCCGTCCTGAAGATACCTTTACGGAAAAGCTGGATGACATTCTCATTCAGTTCACTATCTTTTCAACAACGGCATCATCGAGTGAAATTCATACGGCGATGGTTGACCTTAAAGCGTTGTTCGATAAATGCACATTTTCAGTAACGGGCGCGACAATAGTTGAGTTCAGAAGGGGCGGTGAAGGGTTGACTTCGGAAGAATTTGAAACAGTGGATGGGTTGCAGCGTGGATGGTCATATTTCGTTGAATACAATGTGCTGGTGAGGAAAACATGATCTCTGTGATAATCCCCATCTATAACGCCCATGAAATGACGAAAGAGTGCATTGAGGCCGTCAGGCTGAACACACAGGACTATGAACTAATCCTGATTGACAACGGCTCTATCCCGCCCATTGAAAAGCCTTATGCTGGCTTTGTGGACGTGACCTTGATCCGCAATGATATGAACCTCGGATTCCCGGCGGCGGTCAACCAGGGGATTCGTGAAGCGAAAGGTGACGTTATTTGCCTCTTGAATAATGACGTTATTGTGACGCCGGGAGCGATTAACACACTGGCAGAACTCCTTGACGAATATTCTGTTATCGGCCCGACCACGGGATATTGCGCGGGGGTGCAGAAGGTACAGACACCGATTTATAACAACCTTGACGAACTGAACGAAGTGGCGAAACAGGCAACGGAAGTATTCGGGGGGGTCATAGACGAGGTTTCATTCGTGACCGGATTCCTGATGCTGTTTCCAAAATCCTTATTTGAAGAGATAGGCGAATTTGACGAATCAATGTGGCCGTGTTCAGGCGAAGAGATTGACTTCTGCTTCAGGGCAAAGCAAGTCGGCCATAGAATCGGAGTGGCAAGGGGTGTTTACGTTCACCATGAAGGCTCACAGACTTTCCGGCAGATGCAAGATGATAAGCAAATTGATTACGGCAAAATCTGTCAGGATTGTGACAAACATCTTATGGATAAGTGGGGGGCGGACTTCTGGCAGAAACAGACGCGCCTTTATTCCTTTGATACAACCAAAAGAATAAATTTGGGATGTGGTTACAGACACAAAGAAGGTTACGTCAACATCGACAATCGGGCAGAGGTTAAGCCTGATTTAATCGCTGACGTTCTTGAAGGACTTCCCTTTGATGACAATTCGCTTGATGAAGTCAGGGCTTATGACTTCCTTGAACACATACCCATCGGCCAGACGATACAGGTCATTACCGAGATATGGCGAGTGTTGAAACCTGGAGGAGTGTTTGAAAGCAACACGCCTTCCACTGACGGAAGGGGAGCCTTTCAAGACCCGACGCACGTTTCATTCTGGAACAGGAACAGTTGGCTTTATTACTCAAACAAAGAACACCGTGACCTGTACGGAATAAAGGCGAATTTCACAATCACGGACATTGAAGATGTTGTCACAAATAAGAATTTAAACATTATACACACGCACGTTGTAGGAAAGGCGGTCAAGGAATGAGGATCAGCAATTTAAATTTAGGCATCGGAATACCGAACAATTTTCCCATGGTCCCGTCGGCGTTCTTTGATTCCTTTATCTGTATGGAAAAGCCGGACTATGTTTTTCTGCGAAGCTCATTTGGTCCTATCGAAGAAATGCGAAACAACATTGTCAGAGACGCTTTCCGTCAGGGATGCACACACTTGATATTGATGGACACGGATCAGGTTTATCCTGTGGACACGATAACACGGTTACTATCCCATCGGTTACCCGTAGTTGGCGCGCTTCTGTTTCGTCGTTACCCGCCATTTGATCCACTCATGTTGACGGGCGACATGACAAAGTATTCGACTATTTCGGAATGGACGGAAGGCGAATTGGTGGAAGTGGACGCAACCGGAACGGGGTGTGTCCTGTATGACATGGATGTATTCAAGAGGATTCCTGATCCGTGGTTTCGATTCCGGAAGACCGTTGAAGGTAGTGAGATAGGGGAAGACATCGGATTCTGCCATGATCTGCGAAAAGCCGGAATTAAAATATACGTCGATACCGGAGTGAAGGTTGGGCATCTGACAAAGATGACCGTGGATCAGGCAACGTGGGAGCTTTATAAACTTAGTAAGGAATGTGCAAGGCGCAATAAGGAGGATTGAAAAATGGCATTTTTGGCAGGGAATAAAGGAAAGGTGACTTTGGGATCGTCAACCGTTGTCGGCATGGGATCATGGAAGCTGAACGGCATTACGGTTGACCAGCTTGAAACAACCGCTTTCGGTGACACCGCAAAGCAGTACATGACCGGCCTTTTGGATTACGGCACGGTTGAATTTGCCGGTTTGTATGATCCGGCAGACACAACGGGGCAGGGCATCCTTGTTTCCGCAATGCTGAATAATTCTAAAATCGCGAATATCCGTTTGTACGTTGACAACACCTCTTATTGGACTCCGAACGTGACAACGGGATCCGGCGGACTTGCGGCGGCTGGAATGTATCTGACCGCAGTTCCTATCGGAATGGACAAGAGTGGTGTCGGCACAATTTCCTTCAGCGGGAAATGTACCGGCCCGTGGTGTTTAACCGCTGGCGCATAACAGCGCAGAAAGGCAAGGCGAAGAAATGTTTGACATTTCAAAATTGGGCATTGGTGAGTGGTTTCCATATCAGGATTCAAAGGTTGATCCTGTTACGGGCGAGGTGACTTGGGGCGAACCTTCCGCAACGGAAAAGATTTGTTTCCGTCGGATGGACCCCGATAGAAACAGGGAAATCGGTGAGAAGCACAAAGGGAAGAAAGTCAACACCCCTGTTCTTAATCCGATTTCAAAGAAGATGGAATTGGTTGTCACTTACGAGCAGACACCCGAACAGGAGAAGGCTGAACGCATGGCCTTTTGGGATGAGATTATTTCTGACTGGAACATCACCGATCCGGCAGGGAAAGCCATACCGCCCACGGCAGAGAACAAATATCTGCTGATTAAAGGCTCAATGGAGTTTTTGAGGTTTGCGAATCACTGTCTTGAAATCCTGTCAGGGGCAATGATTGAGAACAAGGAAGCATCTGAAAAAAACTGATTGAATGGGTGGAGTGGCTATCCACCCAAGCTCCACACTGCGAAGCTTGCAGGGCAACCACGATAAACTTTGAACCGTGGAGCGAAGCAAGGTGCGAGAAGTGCCGGGTTGACCTTTTGGATGAGAACGCTGATGCGGGGACGGTCTACATCATGTGCCGGAATCAGGTCATTACGGCGGGAATGGGAGAAATCGTTGACATCAACTTGCAGACCGTCAAGACCGTCATGGACTTATACGGCGTTAAGAATCAGCGGGAGTGCATGGAGAAGGTCACAAAGACTTTCAGATTTTTCCTGAGCAAGAGGCGCGATGAGCAGAATTGACTTCAATCTTCAGAAGTACGACGGCGAGTTTAAAGCCGCTGGCATGGCGCGAATTAAAAAGGCCGCTGAAGCTATCCGTGACGCGGCAAAGTCAAAGTGCGTTGTCGGCACGATTTCCCGTCCGGCAGTAGGGAAGTATTGGACTGAACGGACACCGGGAGCAATGAGAAACACCATCCGTGTTACCGAAAGGAAAGGCGTGGATAACGTCCTTATCATCGCAGGTAATGACAAGACTTGGTGGGCAACACAAATGGAATACGGGCGCGGGGCATGGAAGGGCGGGGCAAAGCCTTTCATGCGTCAGGCAATCCATGAATCATATTCAAAGATCAGATCAATCGTTGAGGGTGGATAATGGCAGAAGGCAAACCAGTAGGGCAGATGTATGTGGAGTTGGCTCTTGACGCAACGAAGTACACGAAAGCCCAAAAAGAAATATTGGCCGGTGCTGAGAAAAACTCTGCGGACATCAACAAGGCGTTCAAGACCGTTGGCACGAAAAGCGACGAAATATATAATGCCATGCGGCAGAACATTCAAAATCACCTGAACGCCATTAAGCAATCTCACCTGTCCAGCAATGACGAAATCAGAAGGGCAAAAGAATCGGCGGCGGCGAAGATCAAAGCCATCGACGCGGAACAGTTCGGAGTGCAAACGGGTTTCATAGACAAGTGGAAAAAGAACTGGCTTGCCGCAACCGCAGCAGTAACAGCGGCCTATTTCGCTTTAAGCAAGGCATGGGACTTAGCTGAGAAAGCCGCCAACTTTGAACAGCAGAAAGTCGGGTTTGCGAACCTTGCCGCGTCTTATGGATCAAGCGGGGAGAAAATACTTGAAAGTTTAAAAAAGGTGTCCAGCGGAACCGTTGATAGCATGACGCTTGTGAACAAGGCCGGAACTGCCATGATGATGGGCATTGACCCGAAAAAGATTGTAAAACTCATGGAAATCGCAAGAGCGACAACCAGGGTTACAGGCCAGTCAGTCACACAGGCGTTTGATGACATCAGTTTAGCCGTCGCAAGGTCTAGCAAGTTAAAGCTGGATAACCTCGGTATCATTATTGATGTTGCAAGGGCAAACGAGGACTATGCGCGGGAGTTAGGCACAACCGCTGATAAGCTGAACGACACCCAAAAGAAGCAAGCCTTTTTAAATGAATCCATCAAAATGGGTGAAGAACTCATCAAGAAGATGGGTGAACAGACCGATACCACACGAGATAAAATGGACAAACTGAAAGTGTCCCTTCAGGAGATTCAACTTCTCATGGGTCAAGGTTTGATACGTGCCGGACTTGGCTTATACGGCGTTTTTCAGATGGTTGCTGCTGCTGCATTAAAGATTTCACAGGGCATTTTCAAGATAGCTGAAGGTGCAAACGCACTGCTTGATTTTGTGACGTTTGATAACTCTTTAGGTGGTGCTCAAGCAAAAAAAGATAAGCAATATTGGGCATTGCAAGCCGACGCCGCTGGTGGTGCATCTAGTGAGTTGTTGCAAACCGCAAAAGATAATTTTGCCGCCATGACTGCATCTTCGAAAGACCTCGCAAGTGCAATGGTAAAACAAACGAGTGATACTGGTACCACCACGCCAGCAGTAACCAAAGGCGGCGGTGGTTCAGCCGATTGGACTGAATGGAACATCGCAAAGGACGTTTACGAGAAGGCCATTGATGCGGCTGAGTATGCGGCAAAAATGGAAATCACCGCTGGCAAGGATGCTCTGACGGCCAAACTGGAAGCTCTCGACAAACAGGAAGCGGCTTTAGAAACCTATTACGCATCTGCAACAGCCGCCGCACAGGGCAACAAAGACAAACTATCTCAGCTAGACCTTGAATATAACAAGGACGTTCAGAAGTACGCACTGGAACGAGCACAGATTATAAGAAAACAGGAACTTAATATCCTTGAACTGAAAAAGACATCGGCAGATGCACAGTCTGAAATTGATAAAAAAGAAATTGATCTTGCAAAGGAACTCTATGACGCGAAAGCGAAATACGGCGGGACTTCGAACCTTGAAGATTTAAAGGCCGAATACGAAGTCAAAAGAAAGAGTCTGGAACTGGACAAGCAGAAACTTGAAGCCGAACTGCTTTACGTTGAGGCCAAGGGTGCATCACAGGAAAAAGAAAAAGAAATCCTCGAACTGAAAAAGAAGCAGAAACTTCTTGTGATGGAAATAAACACCCTCGACGAAAAGGAATGGATTGAATCTAAAAAATACACCGGCAACTTCTTTGAGGGTTGGTCATCTGGAATAGCACAATGGCGCAAGAGTGTAGGTGAAGAGTTTGAGCAAGCTCAGGATATGGCAAAGACAACCGCCGGGGCCATGAAAACAGCTTTCAGCGACGGATTCTATAAACTCATCAAGGGCGAATCGGTTTCTTTCACGGACATCTTCGCATCTATGTTTGACACCATCTTGAAAAAATTCACGGATATGTGCGCGGAGATGGTCGTCAAATGGATTACCAGCAAAGAGGCTATGGCGGTAGCAGGGGCGGCGATTTCAGCAGTGGGGACAGGTTTAAGTGCTATTCTCGGCGGTCTGTTTCATGAAGGCGGTATTGTCGGGGAAGGTGGTTCATCACGCCTGATGCCCGCATATGCCTTTGCCGGTGCTCCTAGATTACATAATGGCCTTGCCGCTGACGAATACCCTGCCATTCTTCAAAAGGGTGAGGAAGTCATCCCGAAGAACAAGGTCGGTAAGAGTAAGGAAGAGAAAAACGAAGGCGCGAACATCACACAAAATACATTCAATATCAGCGCCGTGGATGCGAAGTCCTTTGCTGACCTTTGCAACCGGAATCCGTCGGCCATTGTCGGTCCGATGATGTCGTCTATGAAGAGCAATAAAACCCGTTCTGACATGAGGAAATTGCTGAAATGAGTGAAGTGTATCCAACATACCCCGTTCCAAGCTGGCCTTATGACATCAAGGTTCGATGGAACACAACCATATCAAACTTTGACGGCGGCAAAGAGCAACGTCGGCAGAAAAACCTATATCCTAAATATGATGTTTCTCTGACGTACCCTGTTCTGTCTGTCGCTAATATGCAAATCCTATGGAGTTTCTATCAGTCAAAAAAAGGAACTTATGAACCGTTTTATTTTTACTCTTTGGAATCAACCTTATGGGAAGGGTGCTACATCGGTATCGGTGACGGGACAACGACAACCTTTGATCTTCCCGGTAAGTCAACAACGGGGGTTGTGATTTATCAGGACGGTGTTGAATTAAGGTCTGCCGGAACGAGTGACATACTTCTGGAAAACGATGACAGTTTGGAAGCAGAGGATGGTGACACGATCATCAGGGAAGGACCGGAGGAATACACCCTCTATATCGGAGGTGGCGCGGCTTCGGCTGATAGGGTGACGTTTGCAACAGCCCCTGCGGTAAATGACTTACTCACCTGTGACTTTACGGGTTACTTGCGAATTAGATGCCGCTTTCAGGAAGAGCTTTCACGGTCGGCTTTTACGGCGGCTTTGTACCAAACGGGAATCAAACTCAAGGGGCTTGCGAACGTATGAGAATCATTAACTCTGACATTAGCGCGGAACTACAAAAAGAGGTTCTTCGATTTTTCGCAATGGTTGAGTTTGTATTTGGGAGCGCGACTTACCGTTACAACGAAACAGAGGAATCCATTTATGACGCAGACGGAAATAAGTATCTG